CTGTACCTGTGTTGCGCCCAGAATGGACGTGATAGGATTTGCTGCTAAAGACATACCTTTCCTGCTGTTCTTCTCCTGTATTTTCATTAGCCCCTTCTAGGCGTTCTCCAGTAAGCGGTATACCAACCAGAGTGTCGCGGAATATTGGCAAGAAGTTTCGCAAAAGGCTTGCCAATTGTATAAGAATCCCTCTCTTCTCAACATTCTCAGGTCTCAAAAGTAAAATTGCCTCGTCTAAACTTTTCCAGGCAAGATTACCAATCTCCTTAGTCATCTCCGAATTTAGGATATCAAATGATATATCTTTTCTACCAATGTACTGTGCCACGTAGTAAGAATGTCTATAATGGACATCGTTTGATCCATAGAATTGCTCAATCAATGGAGATACATTGGCGACCTTCCAAAGCTCATCTGTTGAAATACCAGTCTCCTCATATAACTCGCGAAAAGCACAGTCAATATCCGACTCATATGGATCACGTCTTCCCTTTGGAAACCCCCACTCAGGAGTCTTATACACGGAGGGTTCCTGCCGGAGAAGATCAGCTAAGGTGTAAACCTCACCCTTGGAAGTCTCAATACCGGCTCTTAGCTCAGCAAGCTTCTGTTTTGATATGAGCCTATCATGGGCATATCGCTGCGATGATTCAGTATCTGCCCCCCAGAGATCATGCCAGATATCATCAAACTCGTCATTGAGTAGACGTTCTCTTTCTCTCTCCGTCATACCTCGCAGCTGTTTTTTGATATAATCAGGTTCAGAGACGCGGTACTTGCCTCGCATTATATCCATGAAGCCGAGTGAATCCTTCCTCTGTATCATAAGAACCTCAGGTATGATATTAACGAGGCCAGTGGGACTACGATTATTCCTACAGAATTCGGTTGATGGTGTCCACGTGGGACTACGACCTACCCAGCGAAAGACAAGTACGCCGTAACTTGACACAGGTTCAACACATTGGCGAAACGTATGTCCGGGTCCGCCGCAATTTGAGCAATAATTTACTTGTGTATTTTGATGAAATGACATGGTTATAAAACCCCTATTTGTATACTGTGAAATGCGGCTTAGGTGCCAGACCCACAGTCTCTTGTAACAATAGATAGGATGCATATTCCGCCCGAAGTCTGGGGCCCTTTTTTCTGGCACACAATTCACATTGTTGCGCTGGGGTATTCTCAAGAACCAAATTACAGCGAAAAGAAGGCGATGAAGGAGTTTTTTGAGTCATTGCAGATACTCATTCCATGCCCAATCTGTCGCGACCATTACAAGTCACACATGGCGAAGATGCCAATTGGTCCATCGCTAGATAATCGCAAGGACCTGTTTCGTTGGACCGTTGATCTTCACAATGATGTCAATCAGATGTTGGGTAAGCGTAAGTACACTGAGACGGAGGTTATTCAGTATTATACACGGCTTGGTGCGCGCGGACGCTCACCAGTAGTGACAGCACAGGATTTCATGGAGGCCGACCAGCAAGCCATGTTGAAGGGGGCGGCAGTGGGTATTGCTGTATCAGGGATTCTTGGAGCCGTCTTATATTTGAATTTAAAGTCTAATTAGAATGGTTGGGTGCGTAGAAATAAAGTCCACGAAATACCAAACAAGAAAATCACCAGCCTATCATGCTAAGGACTGTAAAGGTCTTAGCAAGAAAGGAAAAGATGGCAACTATATTTCTAAGGCAGATGCCAGCGGCGTATATAAATGGGTAAAGGTAAATACCACTAGAAAGATGTCAGGTAAACACTATGACATTCACGATAATAGAGGAAGACCCTTCCGTGTCTACATAGATGGAAATAAGGTAGCCAACTACAAAGATATAAACAAGGACTGGAACAAGCCGGCGGATTTCAGCAAACTCATAAAGGAAGTCAAAGCCAAAGAAATCTATATTGGAAAGAGTACAGGACACGCAGCTGGCGCTGATCACAGGCCTGATGAGGCCAAAATCTTTGTAGGGAATACAATCTTACTTCAGATATCAGCGAACAAATATATACATATTGGATCAAGTATTTACGAATTTGAGATGGAAGATAAGGTTGATAAGTACTTTTCAATGGTCGGTAATAATGATGTACCCTACCCTGTTTTATTAGGAACTGAAAATGTTTACTTCATGCTTGAAGATGATCACAAATATGTACCTCGGGATAAATTCCCTGAGAATCTTACAAATGCGCAATGGGAAGATGCCTATACATATTACTATGGTTGGACGGATCCTGTAGATGGTCATCATCGGACTGATGAAGAGAGAAAGAAAGAGAATCTAGAAAACTTTGCCAAGAGAATGATTGGATACAAACTTATACAGAAGCGGGAATTCTAGAACACAGATAGAATGCCTGTCGCTGAGACGGACTTATTTAATGGACTCCAAATGCCTTCACAGCCTGCGCGCTCAGCAAAGATTCATGGTGTGAAACAGGTGATCTTAGAGCCTAAGATGACAGATGATCAACTAAAGGCGCGCGAAGGAACATATTTTAGTGAGAAGGACGCTGATACAATCTTTGATGAGGATGTTGATATATACGCGAAGGACCCTGATGCGCCCGACGGTAAGAGGCTCATAGCCCGCCTGCGTAAGAATGTGATCCCGCACGATGTAGTGAAGCTAGCCTGGAAGAACTTCTATAATTCAGCATCCGCATCACGTAATCGTGGTGCCGCAGCGGGTCCTATTGACTTGAAGAGCAAGTACTGGACAAAGAGAAAGCCTACGGCTATCCAAGGGTGGTCAGCACGCTATATGCAGAATGGCAAGACAAGTAAGATGCGCGTCAATAATAATGTATTTAGCAGTGTTCTCGGTTACTTTGAGCAGACCCCGTTTATGGGCCTGCCTTGTCGTCTGACGTCGTATACACAGATGTATTTTGATGAGTACAAGGCGGGTACTCCATACATTGAAGCGATTGATGATCTATTCAAGAAACTAGTTCCCGATCGCTACAGGGCTCAGTATAAGCAGGCTCACGCAAGGCCGCAATTTCAGATAGCAGATACGGCCTTTTCTTCAGTTACGATGAATCGTAATTTCCGTACTGGGCTTCACATGGACGCGGGAGATCTGAAAGAGGGATTTGGAAATCTATCGGTCATTGAACGAGGAAAGTATGATGGCGGCTATACACTGTTTCCGAGATATAGAATTGGTGTTAATTTGAGAACTGCTGATTTCTTGGCGATGGATGTTCACGAGTGGCACTGTAATACCGAAATGCGCGAGAGCTCATCTCATGCCTCATATAATAGGTCTATTCCAGAGATCTATAAGAATGATAAGGAGACTGGTACACAGGGTGTTGAAAAGAAGTACAGCCGTTTATCATTTGTCTGTTATCTACGCGAGAAGTTGATAAAGTGTAATCCTAGTGAGTCTACCGCATATTATAAGCGGATTGGTTACAATCCTAGAACACGGACTATGACACGTAAAAAGTCAAAGAAAGAAAAGGATGAGAATGTGGAATAAATTTTATGCTAAGAGGTAATAGGAATGGACGTAAGTCGTGCTGAAAGAATAGCTGAAGTCCTTAAAACGACTAAAAAACTTAGCGAGAATGTACAAAAGCCCGCGACGGCTAAGATTAGTCCTAAACTCATAACATCAAAACCCGAAGGTCCAGCAGCTCTACCGCCAGTGGTTGAAGGTACCGGGTTTATAAGAGTTCTAATGTATATTATTGCTGGATTCTTAATAATCGGCCTAATTTTACTAGCGGTTGACCAATGGATTACGCCTGTATTTCAGAGAAAACCTGGTGGGGCAGGGTTCATTCCTATACCCGGCGTAGATGCGACGGAATTACATTGGAAAACGCTCAGGGACGTAGATGATATCGTAATTGGTGCTCCACCTCCTGGAGACAATGTGAAGGGTTTACACACAAATGTTATTGAAGGGCAGACAAATTATAGTATCACAATGGATGTATATATCAGGGATCAATTTACTCAAGACCTCGGTTCTGGACAGGATAAACGTATTTTTTTCTTGTTAGGTACCACACCCACAACGCCGACCTTGACTGCCTGGATAGCAAATGATAAGAATACAGCATATGTTACGGCATTTGATGCGAATGGCTTACAGGAGAGTGTTGAATTTGAGAATGTACCAATTAAGAAACCATTCCGAATTGGTATTGTGAAGACTCCATATGCTATGGAAGGATACTTAGATGGTCTCCTAGTAAAGACGCGTCAGATCCGTTCTGCTAATAAGATACCTACAACAGGTGATAAGATCTTCTCACCTGGAAGTATTGTTGTACGTGGTAAGACTCTTTCTCAGAATATTAGTGTACTACAGGTGAGAATATTTGGTTATTCAGCTGAGACATCTGAGATGCGCGGAAGAATGAATGATCTAGCTACGGTGGATGACTTCAATCCTCCTAAAACTATTCGTTAATTAGATGGAGGGCATTGGTGATCCAGTTCAAAATAGTGAATCTAAGACGGCTGTATTTTTTACATTCGGCCGCCTTCAACCTCCAACAATTGGTCATAAGGTTGTCATTGATACTATTCAACGTATGGCAGAGGAATATGAAGCGCCTGCGGATGCATATGTATTTGTATCAAGTAATCAAAATGATATGGGTGCCTATATGAGAAGCAAGAAATACAGGGCCATACAGAATTCTGGAGTATTTGAATCTACCGACTTGAATGAGAATCCCCTTTCAGTTTACGATAAGGTTAAATACTTGAAGAAAATGTATCCTGATATACCGGTATCAATCATAAATACTACGGAATGCCCTCCTAAGCCCGAGGCTGGTCCAAATCCTGGATGCACACAGATTCTGCGTATTCTTAATAAACTCCGATCAGTTGGATACAGTGATATAACAATGGTGGTGGGCAGCGATCAGGTTGATAAATTTGCCAGATTCTTGAAAGGTATCAAGGTTGTTCCAGCAGGTGAAGCGCGTAATGAATCAGGTACAGGTCTGAAAGCAATGTCTGGAACTAAGATGAGAAAGGCAGCAGTGGCTGGAACTGCTGCTGACATTGAAGCATTCAAGCAGGGTGTTATGGTTGGAAATATGACTGATGATGATGCTATGGAATTGTTAAACGCGGTGCGTATAGGATTCGGTTATGGTGCTATTGTATCAGGTGGTCAGCTGCGAAAGCAGCGTAAAACCCGTCGTATGCGAAGCAGGCGAAACAAGCGAAGCAGACAGAGTTCAAGCAAATTTACTCGGCACGGTTAGATGAATCCCGTTTGGGTAGTATTAGGAATAGCAGTGATAATATATGTGATTTATTATCTGATATCATACTTGTTACTTCCAAAGCCAATTAATAGAGTTGGTGCTGAAGAGATTGATATCTCACAGATGCAGCAGGTAATTAGTAGTGAGGAGCTGAAAAATACGTGGAATGCCACGTCGGGTTCAACACTTGCGTTCAATATCTTTCCCGAAATCTTAGATCGCACATCAGTTTCAGGAAATGAGTACGCCACGGTTATTCAGATTGGATCTAAGCAGCTTTTTAAACTTATGGTGGCACCCGACGCGGGAAGAGGATATAGTACGGCTCCAGCAATTCTAGATGTTTACGTGAAAGGGAAAGCAGATCCTGAAACAATAGAGATTCCAAATGTACCCTTACAGCGATGGACATCTGTTGTTATTGTAAAGGTTGGTCGTAAGTTCAATATTTACATTAATGGAAAGATAAGTGTCTCACATATGTGTACGGCAATGCCCGACTTTGATGAAACACAGCCACTTCGTGTAGGGACACCTCGTTTAACTGGAACGATAGCACTCATGAGTTTAGCATCATATCCAATGAAGACAAACGAGGTTCGCGAACTTGTGAATGGGATGAGTGCACCAGATGGTAAACCATATTTATCTTCCGGTATTTCAATTATACCTATACCAACCATCAATATAAGCGGAATACCATTTATTGGATGCCCGGGCGGAAATTGTTCCTCCCCTAAGAAGCCAGGGCCAATGGAAGAATGGTCAACACCATATGCATAAGTACACAGCGCAACATTAAAAAATAATTACCAATCTATGCGATGTCTTTACTGAAGGTATCGCACAGATGGGTCCTACTTAATTTCGGTACTTCATGGTAGAATATAATGGAAGCAGTAACCCAAGGCCCTGGCAAAATGGTTTTCATGGTTGCAGTCTTTGTAATTTTAGGGGTAGCCCTATACTACCTTTACAAGTGGTTGAACGGAAGTGGTGAGCTTATGGATACCGAGGTCTTTGCCGATGCAGTAACTGGTATGGTAGCCATGTCAACAAGTGGACCCACTCTATTTAAGTCTCCTGAATTGCCTCCTCTCTACGGCGGCGGCGAATACTCAATCAGCACATGGGTCTACATTACCAACTGGGGTATCAACAAGCTTAAGAACAAGGTGTTCCTAAAGCTATCAGGCGGTGGTCCCGCGGATGGTGGATATAAGACACTTGTTATGTACTTGGGTCAGAACGTGAATAAGCTTGGCGTGCGTGTAAGCTACGACAGCGCCACCAGTGTTGGTTCATCTAACCTCCTCAACTCCGCACAGATGGAGAAGATCAAGAATGGAGTAACTCCTTACACGGATGCTTCTGGTGACTTCAAGAAGTGCGACATTGAGTCTGTTGATCTACAGCGCTGGGTGAATATCACGGCGGTACTCAGTGGCCGCACTCTTGATGTCTACATTGATGGCAAGCTATCTCGCAGCTGCGTAATGGATGGCATGTTCAAGGTTGACGCTGACACTCCTACACTTGAGTTGGGAGGTGCCGACGGATTTGGCGGATACATCGGCATGACTCGCGCTGCCAATTTCGCTTATTCCCCGGATCAGGTCTACAAGCACTACCAGAACGGCCCTTTCAAGTCTACATGGGGTTCATGGGCGTCCGCTTTTGCGACCCCTGGATCTCTTTCAATCACAATCACAAAGAATGGCAAGCCCCTGTTCGGACAGTCAAACGTGGCCACGTAAGCAGATACATATTAACTACGAAAAACAGGCATTTATCAAATGACTATTTTTCATATGTTTGATAGATAGATAGTATGAACGCACAGTCCAGTTCTGGTTCATCCGATACAGTAACAGATGTATTAATGGGAGTTGCCATTGTTGTACTCTTGTATATCGGGCTTGCTACGGCAGAATTCATTTACAAGTCAATCATGTCCATGTGGGTGGATAAGGTAGAGTTGTTTCCTGAGACATATCCTTCCGGTACCAGAATGTTCACCGCAATCCAGAATCCCCGTAATCCAGCTGCTAAGACAGTGAATTTATCTGACAATCAGCGTTCCGGCGTGGAATTCAGTTATGCCATGTTCATATACCTCAAGAGTGAGTGCTTTGCTTCAGGCGAACAGAAGTTGCTCCACATCTTACACAAGGGTTACAACAAGCCCTACCCTCTCATGGCCCCTGGCATCTTTACATGGGGTAACAAGAACACCCTCCGTATATTTATGAACTCCTATGATTCATGGAATAATTGGTCTGAAGTTGAGAATATCCCCGTTGACAAGTGGTTTCACTTGGTAGTCTCATGCAAGGGTAATACTCTCTTCGTCTATATCAACGGCAGCTTGAAGCAGAAGGTGAACTTGAGCGGCAATACACCTCCTTACCAGAACTACGGAGACGTGTACTTGTTTAGCCCTCGTAAGATGGCGGTTTCTAAGTCTATTACGACATCTCTTGCGACTGATCCCGAATTTAAGGGCATGGGGTCCAATTCATCTCTCCAATTTGGCGGTGCCGCAAGTGGTATGGTAAGCCGTGTGTATTACTTCAGCTACGCTCTATCATACACCGAGATCCAGAAGCTCATGAACATGGGCCCTTCATCTATAATGACTGGACCCGATATGTCTATGACACCTTACTTGTCCGACACATGGTGGGTAAATGCCCAGGGGCCATAAAGAGGCGGCTGCGCTATGAAATCAATACTCATCTTGTTTCACAGTAACAAGAAGAGTCGTGATGACAGGTGGAGGTTTATATATTCTTGTAGCCTACGGGTCTCAGAATGTAATTTTGAGTGGAAACCCCGATTTTACATATTTCTATACGGTGATGAAAAAGTACAGTCACTTTTCATTTGAGTCGGCCAGTATACCGTTGGAGGGTCCTCAGGAGCTCTTTTTTGATCAACCGATTAAACTCAGAGCAAAGATACAGCGAATTGGTGACTTGTTATCAGATCTGTATTTTACCTTCAGTCTTCCAGATATTTATAGTAAATACTTTGATCCGAATCAGCCAGGGCTTACGGAAGGGCGATCTCAGTATGAATTTCAGTGGGTCCGATACATTGGAGCTCAGATTATCCAAGACGCATCATTCTTGGTCGGTGGAACACTTGTCCAGCAGATTGACAGCGACTATATAATTGCTTCTGCTTTGACGGATCAGGATGAAACACAGTACAATAAGTGGCAGGACCTTGTTGGTGATGTACCTGAAATCTATGATCCTGCGCACGGACGATACTCCGGCGCTGTAGGAAGTTCTATAAAGAGAACGGCGGGGTTTTATCCGAATACATATCCTGATCCTGCTGTAACCGGTCCTCAGACGAATTTCCCGTCAATCCCAGGACGTGAAATTACTCTGCCTCTCTCGTTCTGGTTTTCCAAGCAGGCGAATCTTTCACTCCCTTTGATTGCTCTACAGTATCACGAGTGTGAGATCCAATTAACACTCAGACCTATACAGGATCTATATACAGTCTTAGATCGTAATGGGTATAGAGTTCGCCCTGAGAGGCGGCTAGACTCTACAGTTCAGCAGATCCAGAGGGGCAATGTGGTCTATAATACAGATTCGGATCCTGGAATATACATTCGTCAGTATCTAACGGATGTTGGATATGCCGTGCCTGATCTGAATACATGGCCTCTAAATGCCAAGCTACAGGCGACGTATGTGTATTTGACGGAAGATGAGCGCCGCACCTTTGCCACACAGCCCCTCAATTACATGGTAAGACAGGTAACTAAATATTCATTCTCAAATAACAGTTCTAGACAGTATTTTGATATTCATACACATAATCCGGTTCCGCGCTTAATTATTGTACCTCGTCGCTCAGATGCCATTCAGAACAGAAATGCGTGGACGAATTACACAAATTGGTGGCAATACCCTAGTGCCCCATTTATACCAACTATCTCACAGCTTCCCCTATACGGTTCATCTGGTCAGCTTATACCGGCTATGCAGCAGGATATTATAAGAGAGATTCGTATCCTGTGTGATGGCAATGAAATTCAGGAGGCAAAGCCCTTACAATATTTTAATGAGTTATCTTCGTGGAAATATGCGACGGGCGTCTTTCCACCAGGATTAGCGATCTATAGTTTTGCGCTGGATACATCAAATTGGATGAAGCCCAGTGGTACTCTTAATACCAGTCGCGTGAAGAAGTTTCAGCTTGATATTGATATGTGGCCTTTGGCAACAGACTCCAATTTCTTGATGGACTATGTAGTCTATGTTGAGAGCTTGAACTTCTTCGTTGTAGAGGGTGGTATGGGAGGCATGAAGTATGCGACCTAACGCATTTTATAAAAAAGCGTGCCAAAAATTAGTTCCGTTTCTTCCGCGTGACATTCTTCTCCTTTGTAGGATCCATAAGCCTGATCTCAGGCATCTTAGATTTCCTGGTCGGATTCAGTTTAATCCAACCAGGGTATTTTTTCATCATCCGCTTAATTGTCGCGTGCTCACGCTTCAGGCGATTACCGAATTGTAGACCACCAGGTGTCTTATAGACAGCCGTCTTAGGAGCGACGAAGTTCAGACGTACAACCGCACCATCCTTCTGAAAGAATTGGATAGTACGCTGATAGTCCTCCTTCTCGCCTTGGCCGATATCAATACGCACCTCCTTGCCAGGATTTACGCAGCCCCAGAAGGGGCCGACACAGAATTTAAGATCTGTGCTGACGGTTGGTTTCATAAAGAAGCCATTAGCACTTGGATAGACACCCCAGAAACGACAGTTCGCCTTCTTACATTCAGAGAACCCGCGCTTAATAATATCTTTGAGGCTCCGGAGTTTACGTTCGTGGCGCTTGACTGTTGCGTCATACTCAATAAATCCAGAAATATCGTCATCGCATGATACAAGATGAGTACCTTTTGGAAAGTGATCAAAAATCCAGTTACGAACCTCGGGCAGACCAGGTACGCCGACGAGAATCTTGCCATATGTTTTAGGATCTAAGACCGCCTCGTACT